CCTTCAATGCAGGGCTAGGCAACCTTCAGCGCAGCCAGATCAGGATGCGGGCCAACCGGGACGACTGGAACGGGGCGGCAGACGCCTTCCGCCAGTGGACGATGGGTGGTGGCAAAGTCCTGCCCGGTCTGGTAAAACGCCGTGAAGCCGAGATTGCCCTTTTCTTGTCTTGACACGAGAATACGGTTATGCCACTCCAGAAAATCCTCTTCAAACCCGGAGTCAACCGCGAGAACACTCGGTACACGACCGAAGGTGGGTGGTACGAGTGCGACAAGGTTCGCTTCCGCCAAGGCAACCCCGAAGTTATCGGCGGCTGGACTCGCATCTCCACGAGCACTTTCTTGGGTGTGTGCCGCTCGCTGTGGAACTGGGTGACGCTGACTAGCCAAAATCTAATTGGGGTCGGCACCAACTTGAAGTTCTATATTGAGAACGGCGGGAACTACAACGACATCACCCCGATCCGCGTAACAACCACGCTGGGCGCTGACCCTTTTGCGGGCAACGGAACCACTACAGTAACGGTAACCGCCAACAGCCACGGCGCTGTGACTGGGGACTTTGTGACGTTCAGCGGTGTTACGGGTACCTATGCGGCGCTCCTTAACGGCGAGTTTCAGCTTACTGTCCTGACGGTAAACACGTACACCATCACGGTGGCGTCTGCCATCCCTGCGGGGTCCACGGGCGGTGCTTCGGTATCTGCGGCATATCAGATCAACGTCGGCCCATCTACAGTGGTGCCGCTTACTGGTTGGGGTGCAGGCACTTGGGGCACCGGCACGTGGGGTATCGGAACGCCGAGCACGACGCAGAGCGATCTGCGGTTGTGGAGTCAAGCCAACTTTGGTGAAGACTTGATCTTTGGCCCGCGCAAGGGCGGCATCTACTACTGGGATGCGACGACTGGACTGAGCGTGCGTGGGGTGTTGCTGTCGTCTCTATCTGGCGCGTCTGACGTGCCGACGATCCAGAACGGCATCTTCGTTTCAGACATCAACCGCTTTGTGTTTGCGATGGGCTGCAACGACTACGGCAGCGCCACGATTGATCCGATGCTGATCCGGTGGTCTGACCAAGAAGACGCAGTCAACTGGACGCCCTCGGCAACTAACCAAGCGGGTAGCCTGCGCCTGTCTCACGGCTCAGAGATCGTTGCGGCAGTGCAGGCGCGTCAGGAAATCGTGGTCTTCACTGACTCTTCCATTTACTCGCTTCAGTATCTGGACGCGCCGATCTTCTGGGGTGCCCAGCTTCTGGGCGACAACATCTCCATCGTCGGCCCCAAGGCCGCTGTGATTGCCTCGGGGGTGGTGTACTGGATGGGCGTGGACAAGTTCTACGCCTACGATGGCCGCGTGCAGACGCTCAACTGCGATTTGCGTCGTTATGTTTTCAGTGACTTCAATCAAGCCCAGGCGCAGCAGGTTTTTGCCGGTACCAACGAGGGCTTCAACGAAGTCTGGTGGTTCTACCCGTCCGCCAATTCACTTAGCATCGACAAGTACGTCGTCTACAACTACGTCGAAAAGATTTGGTACTACGGCACGATGTCCCGCACGGCTTGGCTTGATTCGGGCCTGCGCGACTATCCGATGGCTGCGACCTATAACTCCACGACTCAGACGGGGCTTCTGGTTAATCATGAGCAGGGCCTGGACGACAACGCTACCGGAACGCCCGCCGCCATCAACGCCTATATCTCGTCGTCTGAATTCGACATCGGTGACGGGCACAACTTCGGGTTTGTCTGGCGCATACTGCCTGACCTGACGTTTGAGAACTCGACGGCCAACACGCCCACCGTTAACATGACGCTCTATGGGTTGTACAACTCGGGCTCAGGCAGCGTCGATAACGCGGGGCAAGCGGTGGTTAAGGGCAGCACGTATGTCATCACCGAAGAGTTCACCGGGCAGATTTACACCCGCGTGCGTGGGCGGCAGATGATCTTCAAGATCGACTCCAACACACTTGGTACGACGTGGCAGTTGGGCGCTCCGCGTATTGACATCAGACCGGATGGGCGGCGTTGACCATGAGTTTGCTAATTGAAGATGCAACCGTCCCTGCACCCCCAAACCTGCCGTTGGCGCCAACTGCGTACGAGTCGCGTTATCACGAGCAGTTCAACAACGTCCTGCGTCTGTACTTCAACCGGCTTGACGCAATACTGAGGCGGATTGTGGCTACAACTTCTCCCATCCCAATCTCCATCGGCGGCACCAATGTCGATGCCTTCGGGCGCTTGCGGGTCAGTCAGCCCTACACGCTCTTCGACAGCCAGAACCGCTACGCCGCAGACAACCAGTTTGATGTTTCCACAACCGGCACGGGCACAACTTCTTTCCTGTCCAACGAAGCGGCAGTCAAGATGGAAGTCACTGGGGCCGGTGTTGGCTCTGTCCTGCGGCAGTCCTATCGTTCGTTCCCGTATCAGCCTGGGAAGGGTTTGTTGGTGCTTGCCACCTTCGTGATGGACAGCAGCATGAGCCTGAACCTCACGCAGCGGGTGGGGTACTACAACGACCAGAACGGTGTGTTCTTCCAGCGCGTGGATGGGGTTTACTCTTTCGTCCTGCGCTCCTACGTCACTGGTTCTGTTTCCAATGTTCGGACGGTCAACCAAGATGACTGGAACGGCGACAAGTTGGACGGCACAGGAGCCTCCGGCTACACGCTTGACCCAAGCAAGGCGCAGATTCTGTGGATGGACTTTGAATGGCTGGGTGTTGGCTCGGTCCGGTGCGGCTTCATCATTGACGGTCAGTACATCGTCTGCCACACGTTTAACAACGCCAACGAGATCACAAACGTCTACATGACCACGGCTATCCTGCCGGTGCGGTATGAGATTGTGACCACTGGTTCTGCGGTGGCGGCTTCGATGAAAGCCATCTGCTGCTCGGTAATCTCCGAGGGCGGGTTTGAACAGACCTCCATCGACCATGTGGCGCGACGCACCACAATCTTGGGCACCATTGGTACGACCTTCTTGCCTGTTGTCTCCATCCGGCTTGCGTCTGGGCGCACGGGCGCGGTTGTGCTGCCCAACCGGGTGCAGGTTCTGCCCACGACCAGTCAGAACTACGAGGTGGCGCTGATCAAGAACCCGACGCTGACTGCCGCATCATGGACGGCAGTGCCGACTGATTCCAACGTAGAGTTTGATGTAGCAGCCACGGCCACCACGGGAGGCTCCATAGTGCAAACGGACTATGTGACTTCAACCGGTTCAGGTGGTACGCAGGGTCTTAGCGCGGCCACGGGCTACAACTTTGACCTCCAACTGGGCGCGACGATTGCCGGGGTCAGTGACATCTACACCGTTGCCGTAAGAACCGTCTCGGGCGCCACCACGGGCGACGTTGTTGGGTCGCTTTCCTTCTACGACCTGACCCAATAAAATGAATTCAATCAATTCCAAGGGGCGCACATGAGCCTTGCCGTACTAGCCAACCACATGGCGTCCAAGGGTCGCAACGGCGACTCGATGCTGGTGCACATGGCCCCCAGCGAAGTTGCGGGTCTGCAGGCGCTTGGCCTGAGTCATGGAATCACCATGACGATCAACCCCCACACGGGTCTGCCGGAAGCCTTCTCGTTCAAGAAGCTGCTCAAGTCGGCACTGCCCATGATCGCGGGTTTTGCCCTTGGCCCTGCCGGATTCGGCGTGGTCAGCAGCGCGCTGGGCGCGGGGGCACTGGTCGGTGGTGCGACGGCTCTGGCCACCGGCAGTCTGCAGAAGGGCATCATGGCCGGTCTGGGCGCTTATGGTGGCGCCAGTCTTGGCGCAGGTCTTCAGTCGGCAGGCATGGCGGCGGCACAACAAAACGCTGTTAGTGGCCTAACTGCGGAGCAAATTGCCGGTCGTGCGGCATTTGAGGGCTTGTCTGAACAAGGCTACAAGAACTTGTTGGCTGAGCAAGCTACCAAAGATTACCTAAGCAAAGGTATTTTTGAGCGGGCGGGCGCAGGTATTTCTGCACTTGGTTCTGACATTGGGCGTACTGCGGCGCTTCAAGGTGTTGGCGGCGCTTCCGGTCTTTACAAAGCCGGTATGGCTGCGGCGCTTCCAGTTATGGCCGATCAGGCCGTGCAGACGTCCACGCCAATGCCGGGTGGCCAGTATCAAGGCACCATCCGCCCCTACAAGTTTGATCCGTTCACCAAGCGGTGGACGGCGCAGCCGACCTACCCGGCGATGCCTGTTAACACAGCGTCTGCTGCACCCGCACAGCAAGAAGAACAACCGCCTGGAGGCATGGCAGGCGGCGGCATCGTGGCGCTTGCTGACGGCGGTGCTACCCGCGAGCAGGTGCTGCAAGCCTACAGAGCTAATCCCGGCGCGGAGCTTAACCCCAACGAAGAGGCCATCAACTACTGGATGAAGCAGGGCTTGGGGTCTTTCACCGATGTAGTCAACCAGACTCGTGCGGCCAACCCTGCACTGGCTCAACAAATTGACGCCGCCCGTACAGCCGCAACTACACAACAGTTTGCTACGCCCGCAAACACACTGCCCAACTATCTTGGGCTTAACGCCGTAG